GGAGAGAGGAAGTGTTAAGGAACCCAACAACGCCTTCATTAGTTTTCTCTCTTCCCTCGTATACACGGTCAACCAAAGGACCAAGATTAAGGTAGATGGAATCAGTATCCGAAGCAATAACATAATCAACATTCTCAGTTTTTAAGATCTTATTGACCTTTGCGTTCATTTTATTTTCTATCCAACGTATGGATACTTGGCCAGACAAAGTAATGGCTTCTGCATTAGCAAGTTTGTAATACCTAAAGTACTGATTGCCGATAGCACCATAAGCACTATTAAGGGCAATCTTCTTTGCCATCTGGATATTGTTACACCTAGCAATCTCTTTGGTGAGTGCGACTGATGGATTCTTTTCATACTCTTGTTTTGCCTCAAGCATCTTCTTCTTAAACACCACTCTATCACCATACATCTTATCCATCAACTCTGGTAGGAATCCACGCACATCCTTTCTATACTGTGCTCCATTGGCACAAGTTGCATACTCAGGATTGAAGTCTGTTATCTCTTCATTTAGGATCCTTTCAACGCTTGCACTGGGATGCCTAGTCTCCCTGATTGTCTCTGGGGAAATATTGTATTGCATAATAAGATGAGGATACAGACTGTTAAGGTCAAAACTGACCACCCAATCATACTTTCCTGGAATCGGTTCCTTGACATAAGCTCCTGCATACTTTTCGTTCTTTGCTGATCTATTCTTGGGAGGAATAACAATGTTTCTCCTCTTCAGATAGTTGTATATGATAGTGTCCCACATTCTTACCTGATAGAACACATCATTATAATTAACCTTGGCTTCGTATGCCATAGTAAGAGCAAGCTCAATAAGCTTCATCTTACCCTCAAGACGATCAACTAATTCTACGTCAATTATATTATACTCAATATACTTTTGCCAACCCTTTGTGTAGAAGTCCTTAAAAGTGTCAAACTCACTGTGGTCTAATTTCTTCTGACCCAACTCTACTTGAGCAATATAATCCAAACGATAAGACTCTTGTGCCTTATAAGTAAACTTCTTATAAAGATCAAGATAGTCTAACTGACAAACACCACCAACATCAAAAGTTATATGTCTACGACCTTTAATATATGTTTCTCCCTCTGATACAAGTCCCCAAGGAGAAAGTCTCTTCATCAACTTTTCACCTAGAACACGTTGAATCCGTCTAGCAATATAAGGTATATCATAAAGTTGCATGTTCCAACCAGTAATCACATCAGGAACATCTTCCATCCAGTGATTGATGAATGATGATAGAAGTTGATGCTCTGTTGGACAATGATGATATGTTACATCCTTCCTATCATTACGAAAGGGTTTGCTACCCCAAGTAATGATCTGCTTAGTTGTATAATCCTGTATTGAGATTGCCAAGATCTCTTCAGCACATGATTCAACATCTGGGAACCCGTGCTCAGACGCAACCTCAATATCCAGAGTAACAAGTTTAATCTGAGATATGTCAAACTTGATTTCATCCTCTGGATATTTCTCTGAAATATATTGATATATGTATCTGTCATTTCCATAGATCTCAAAGTTCTCAATATCATCATACTTCTTATAAAACTCACGACAATCTCTTACCGTGCCTGGATGAATTGCTTCAACTGCTTCTCCATTTAACGTTTTGTATTTAGTATTCTTTTTGGACTTAACAAATAGAGTTGGAAAGAACTCATCACGATGTTCATACCTTCTACCATTCTCAACTCCTCGGACCAAAAACTGGTTTCCAATTAGTTGGACATTGGTATAGAATTTCATTTAGTAAGATCTAAGTATTTTTCAAGTAAGGTTGGGGTTGGATCTGCAAGAGTAAGTATCTTGTCAGAACTAATCATGAATATATCATCCTTAGTTACAGAAAGCAACCAAGGTTCTAAAGTTTGATCTTCTTTAATTGCAAATGGATTAACCATCTTACAATCTGGTGCTCCTATATCAACAGCAGCAACCTCAACAAGTTCAGTTATCAGAATCTGATTTGTTGTCAGATACAGAATTTTTACTGTTTGGTCCATTTACTACATCCTCAATGTACATGTCTTTTAAATTAGGTGCTGGTTCAACCATAGTGATTAGCCAATCAGCAGTCACAGGAATTTTGGTTTCTGGAGTTAAAGGCAACCACGGAAAAAGAGAAACTTCAAATCCAGCTTTTTTTGCATTTCCCTCAGATTGTTGTCCTTGAGCATTTCTCATTTTGACAACACATGGTTTCTCAAAGAAATATCCTATTACTCTACCTTGTGGTCCTTCCTCAGTTCGCATCTCAGTGAGATCGGTAATAATATCTTCTCCAGATTTAAGGAGGCATAATTTAATTGTCATAATTTAAGTCCAACGTGTAACTGTTAATTCTATGGAGTTATCATCCATCTCCCACTCCTCCTCAACTTGGAATCCCATTTCCTTTACTGTATTATGTAAAGTCATTCTAGCATACTGTTGTGTAACTTTGTCAAGAAATCTTGCTGGTGGAACAGGATCTTTCCAAGTTTGTATATCTGCTACTAGTTCATATACACCTTCTTGGTTTAATCTAAATCCAATATCATCACCTATAGAAACATCAACTTTTACTTTTTCATGTTGATGATCGAGAGGATTTACTAGTTCTTTATTCTCCTGAACATCATACTGTAAAAGTTCTAATGCTTCAATCAACTGTGGTTTGTGTTTGATCTTGGTTTTGACTGTGCTGAAGTGCGACATTGTTAGAATAAAATTCGGGTTTAAATTGACGGGTTTCTAAAGTTCCAAGTTTCTCCTCTATCTGTTTAGTAAGTTCTACACATTGATGAGAAGTAAAACCAGTAGCTTCCTCAGTTACATGACCGTCTTGTCTAATGGTAAACTTTAGTTTCTGTTGTTCAGACATAATTAAAATTGTTTAGGATGGGTTACTACATCACCATGTATCTCACCTATATCATCTATATGAGCATGATCTATCTTTTCAATATGTAGGTGCTCCAATGCTCCAGCAATTCTTTCTAGGGCATTTGCAATCCTAGTGAACTCTTCACTCATAATAAAAAAAAAATCATTTGGACATATTATAGCAATAAAAAAGACCCCTGTAAAGGGGTCTGATCCATCTCGAACTCATTTCTATTTAGAGATAGTCTTTTCGAGTATGATGTTCTGGAACTATTTTATTTAATTCCACAATGAGGAGTCCATCGTTAAAGCTGACGGATCCAACCTCTGTATCGTCGGTGATCGTCCAAACGCGTTGGAAGGATCGTTGTGCCAGTCCTTTATGGACAAATTCTCCAACATCTTTTGATTCTTCTTTTTTGCCCTCGACATATAACTTTCCAAATTCGGTATATACTTTGACTTCATTCTTTTTGAACCCCGCGAGTGCGATTTCGAGTTTCGATTCATGATTATTTAATTGTACCAAATTGTATGGTGGATAATTGGATTGTTCTTGGAAATCAAATACACGATCAAGATAATCATGCATTCCAATACTGTTTTTTGATATCCTGTCCAATAATGCAGGAAGATCTGAGGCAGTGTACCTTTGTAGGTTACCCATAATAGTAGCTCCTTATTAAGCGAGTGTGTGGTGGATCCTTTCGGCATCCACTACTAATTATACAAGAAGCATAAAGAAAGGGGATGTTGAATCCCCTACAATTTTATTCGGTTTCCTGTGTCTCTTGGGTTTTACCTTTCTTCCCAATATTATATTTCTGCTCTAATATCCAATCACCCTTGTCCTTATAAGCAAGAACTTTGATTTGATTGAGTGGAGCAATATCTGTTACTGAGTCTGGTTTCACTACATCTATGAGACCCCAATCAGCAAGAAGACGAGCAATACGATTCCGACGCTGAACGTCGTTAGAAGTAAGGTTAGCGTGTTTACCATCAAGGGCAAATAACTCCTTAAAATGTACGATATAGTATCTACCCTGTTTATGTAAAATATGACAACTTTGGTAAAGTTTCTTTTCTTTTCGTGACGCTACACCAATTCTTGTCAGTGTTTCACGAACTTTAAGGAAGTCATCTGGTTCTTTGAGGTTTACCTCAACCATTTTATCTTGAGACCACTTTATTTCAGGTTCCGCCGTGACAGTCATTTCATTCCTCCAATGTCAAGTCGTTGTTTAATGTAACTAATTTGTTCAGGGGTTAATATTTTCAAAGCTTGTGATGCTTTTTCGTTACTATAACCATAGTATTGTTTGATGATTTCAAGATCTGTGACTTTATCCTTACGGAGCCAGGGACTGAATCTCTTCTTTTTCCTAAGTGTATTTAGATAAAAAGAATATTGCATATCTTTATCTAAGAAAGAATACTTATTCATTTCGTTAGCAAACATAATACAATCAAGATGTCCTGACAAACAACGATTGATAATGTATGGAGGATAATCCCTTTTAGCATCAGGATCTTCCATCAGATTTTCTTTATTGAAATTGATGGAGTTTAACCAATCTTTTAACTCAATACTCATAATCTTGTAATTTCTCAATATACTGATAGATTAAATCCATCTTGAATTCGTAAGTATCTCCTTTCTCATCCTGTAGATAGAAAGGCATATTTGGATAGAGAGATCTGAAGTAGTAATACTGATTGATCATCATGTAATCATCATCAATCCATCTCTCTTTTTCTAACTCTTCTTCAGTCATATCTAATTAGAGATCTAACTGGAACATTAGGAACATTCTCTCTACCATTCAATTCATTTAATTCTATTATAAACCCACAACCTACTAATTGACCACCTGCCTTTTTTATTAACTCAGATGCAGCATTTACTGTACCACCAGTGGCAAGTAAATCATCTATTAATAAGACTCTAGGATTCCCCTGAAGAGCATCTGATTGAATCTCTAACCTATCCTTACCATACTCTAAAGTATAATCCACTCCTAATAAATTACCAGGTAATTTTCCCTTCTTTCTGATAGGAACAAACCCAAGTTTTTG